AACCGAATGAACACGGCTACAGAAATAGCCCGCCTTATGAATATTCCAGCGTGGTACTTAAACGCCGAAAGCACTTCAAGCACCTACAGCAATACCTTGCAGGAACGGCGGTCACTTATTGACCTGTCGCTTATGCCGTACCTTATCGCAGTAGAAGGTCGTCTAAGCATGGACGATATAACACCTATGACCCAGCGCGTGCGCTTCGAGGTTGAAGAGTACTTACGCGGTACAGCCATTGAGCGCATGGAAGTTACCGCCCGAATGTTAGAACTAGGTTTAATAGACGTAGAAGAAGCTAGGGCTATGGAAGGTCTAGCACCGAGAGGAACAGAAACAAATGCTAATTAACTTTGACGGCAAGATACTAGCCGCAGACGTCGCTAATAGAACCATTACGGGAACTATCGTACCCTTCGGTATTTCAGGCAATACCAGCGCTGGCGCTGTTGTATTTGAGTTTGGAAGTTTCCAACAGTTTAAGGCTGAAGAAATTATCCTTAATCGGGAGCACCTGCGTACCGAACCCCTAGGACGCGGAATTGCTGGGAGTGAAGTTATCACACCTGCAGGTATTTCTATGAGCTTTAAAATTGCAGGAACTTCCGCAGGAACTGATGCCCTTATTGAAGCCGCCGAAGGTTTACGCCCTGCGTTTAGCATTGAAGCAAGCGCGGACGAATACACAATAGACAAAGGCGTAATGCGTGTAAGCGCTGCCACATTACAGCAAGTTGCACACGTCACTAACCCAGCCTTTAAAGCCGCACTAATTACAGACGTCGCAGCTAGTGAAGAAGAAGAAAGCGACACCCCAGAAACCACCGAAGCAGCCGCCGAGGAAAACCAAGAGGAAACAACTATGGAAAACGAAACACCAGAAGTTGAAGCCGCAGAGGAAGTAATTGCACCCGCAGTTATTCAGGCTGCCGCTCCAATTCGCACCGCACCACGTAGCCCAATCGTAGACGGAACTTCTTACCTAGAACACAGCATTAAAGCTGCTATGGGTAACGACGACAGCCGCCAGTACGTAAGAGCTGCGGACGAAAGCACCACCACAAACACGGGTCTAACTTTAGCCCCGCACCTAACCGAATTCATTTCGGATACCATTTTCGGACGCCCAACAATCGACGCCATTTCAGGCGGCGTTTTGCCAGCTAACGGAATGTCCTTTACCTTGCCACGCTTAACACAAGCACCAAGCGTTTCAGAAGTTGCCGAAGAAGGTAATACTTTCGGTACACCAATGACTTCGGATTTTATTACCGTTGATGTTGCAAAATACGCAGGCGCTTCTATCGTGTCCTACGAGTTAATTGACCGTTCAAGTCCTGCCTTTTTGACAGAGCTTCTAAGGGAACTCAGCTCGGCATATGCTAAGGCTACAGACCTTGCAGTAGTATCCGCGCTTCTTTCAGGTGGAACAGATGCAACCGCAGTAGCTGGAACAGCTGACGGACTTCAGTCCTTTATTTCAACAGAAAGCGCTGCAGCTTACGCAGGTTCAGGCAACTTTGCCCGCAACCTTGTAGCGAACAGCACTAACTGGGCTAAAATTATGGGCTATCAAGACGGCGCAGACCGCCCGCTATACATGGCAGCTGCACCGCAGAACGCACCAGGCGCAGTTAATGGCACTTCAATCGTAGGTAACGTACTAGGTACTTCCTTGTTCGTAGACCCACACATTGGAGCAGGCGCAGATGAAGGCATGATTTTAGTAGCACCAGAAGCCGCGACATGGTACGAAAGCCCTGTGCGTCAAGTACGCGCTGAAGCAATCGGAACTGGACAAATCGAAATCAGCCTTGACGGTTACGGCGCTATTGCCCTTAAGAAGCCTTTGGGTATCCGCGTTTACCAGCAGAGCTAATAAACCCAAATAATCGTGTGGGCGGTGCTGCCCTGTGCCGCCCACACACCCCAATAATGAAAGGTTAAACTTATGGCAATTATCAGCATTTCAGAACTAAAGGCTGTACTTGGCATTGGTTCAATCTATTCCGACACCGTAGTCCAGCAAGTCGCAGACGCCGCAAGCGACATAATTTTAAGTTACCTAGACTTTAACCGTTCAAGTATTGTTACAGTAGAGCTAGTAGATAACGTAGCAACCTTTTTTACAGTCGAGCCACACGATTTTGTGGTAGGTTCAGCGCTCACAATTTCAGCCTGCGGTAACACTTTCAATGGTTCAAGGACAGTAACCGAACACAGAGCCGATAGATTTAGCGTAGCAATTACAGCTGCAGACGTAATAACCACACCGCTGCGCCCATACGGTAAAGCCGTGCTAACTTCACAGGCTGCGCTGTTTGATAATAACGCTAGCGTTCGAGAAGCCTGTTTAGCCCTAGCTGTAGACATTTGGGAAACACGTCAGGGCACAATGGGACAGCAAGGCGTAGATTTTGCCCCAGCTCCTTACCGCCTAGGTCGCTCAATGCTTCAGCGGGTAATGGGTCTACTAGGTAAAGACGTAGACACGAACAGCCTGGTTGGATAATGGCAGACCTAGTAAGCCTACGTAACGCCCTAGCAAGCGCCCTAAGCGCCGCTGGTCGCGTTGTCTATGCTTTCCCTAGGGAACAGATAACCCCGCCTGCATTGGTTCTAGTGCCTGCTAGCCCATACTTAACACCTGCCAGCATAGGCGGGGCGGGTAACAGAATTAACGTACGCTTTGAACTTACGGCAGTAGTAGGCGCAGCTGATAACCAAGCCGCCCTAGCGAACATAGAAAACCTGTCGCTATCGGTATTTGATTTATTGCCTAGCGGTACGTCAATTATTAACGGCTGGTCACAGCCCCAGATACAGGACGTGTCAGGACAGCAAATGCTTACTAGCTCTCTTACCATTGAGTTAGTAACAAACACATAACAACAACAAGGAAGGGTTAGCCTAATGGCAACTTACATTACAGGCAGGGACTTAACCCTGACTATAGACGGAGACAATTACGACGCGCAGGCTTCTACAGTTACGCTAACAGTAGAAAAAAACCAAGCGGTTTTAGAAGTGCTTGACGGACGCGCTTATAAGACTATTGACCAGACAGCAACACTATCTGTAGAAATGTTTGCAGACTGGGGCGCGGCTGGTTCTTTGTGCGACCAACTTTGGGACAAGGCACTAGCTAACCCAGATACCGCAATTAGTTTTAGTTTCGACGCAGACGGTTCGACCTTCACTGGTCAATGCTTCGCAAACTATCCAGCTGTAGGCGGCGGCGCTGTAGACGTGCTTACTACTACAGTCGAGTTAGTCGTAGTAGACGGCACAGTAGCCAGAGCATAACTAGTAGAACAGGGCAATAAATGAAATACGAAATAACCACCCAACAGGGCGACAAGTACATAGTGAGCGACGACAGCGCTTGGCTGTGGATAGAACTAGAACGGGAAACTGGTCTAACTATGCAACAGGCAGGGGCAAAAATGGCTGAAGGGTCTTTAGATGTCATTACCAGTATGTTATTTAAAGCTGCGTCAATGGATAAAAAGACAGAGCTTAAAACGCATAAGGCTTGGGTTCTTCACGAATTTGAAACCTTTGACGTAGTGAGCGAAGACCCAAAAGCCACGGGCGCGGAAGCGTCCAGCGAGACCTAATAGCGCTAGCCGTTAATACAGGCATACCGCTAACGGACTTGTTTACGTGGTCGCTTACAGATGTAGCTACGGCGTACGAACTATTAGCAGAAAGGAACGGGCGATAATGGCAGAGAAACAAACCATTAAAGTAACAATGGACATTACGCCAGAGATACGCGCCCTGTTCAAGAAGCTAAACGAAATGGACAAAGAAAGCAAGAACGAACTTAAAGACAAAGTTAAGCCTATTGCAAGCTGGGTAGCTGAAGAAATTAAAACAGCTGCTAGTTATGCGCCTATGTATAAACAAGCTCAGAGAGTAGCGCAGACTACACGCGCTAATAGAGACCGCGTACCTAGCGTTACAATCGGCGGCTCACGGGTTAAATTTAGCGGTGGCGCTGTTTCAGGTGACGTGCTTTACGGTTCAGAATTTGGCGCAGACCCTACAAGTGAAGCGGGCGCCTTTCCTAACGGCGGGCGGCGCTTTCCATTTCGCAGCCCTAAGCGTGGACAAGGTAACGAAGGCTATTGGATTTACCCGACTTTACGCCTAGCACAGCCTAGAATTACTAGAGAGTGGCACGCCGAAGTAGATAAAGTTTTGGATAATTGGACAAAGGGAGCTAGCGCATAATGGCTACACAGAGAACCCTTAAACTCAATCTACTTGCAGACGTAGACAAATTTGGTAAAGGCTTAGACAAGGCAGGCAGAGACGCCCAGGGCTTTGGCGGCAAGGTCAAGAAATACGGCAAGGTAGCAGCGGGCGCTTTTGCAGCCGTAGGCGCTGCCGCTGGCGCTATGGCTATAAAGATAGGCGTAGACAGCGTTAAAGCTGCAATAGAAGACGAAAAAAGTAGCCGCATTTTAGAGCTTCAATTACAAAAAACTTTAGGCGCGAACAAAGAATTAACCGCCAGCGTAGAAGACTATATAGGCAAAACTCAGCTACGGGTAGGTGTTCAAGACGACAAGTTACGCCCTAGTTTTGCCAGGTTAGTTAGGTCTACAGAAGACGCAGGCGAAGCCCAAAGATTACTAAACCTTGCGTTAGACATTTCGGTAGCTACTGGTAAGCCGCTAGAAACAATTGCTAACGCTTTGGGTAAAGCCTACGACGGTAACTCAGCATCACTTGGAAGACTTGGATTAGGTCTAGATGAAAGCATTATTAAATCAAAAGATTTTGACGTTATTGGTAAAGAATTAACAAAGACTTTTGGCGGTTTTGCTGACGAAGAAGCAAAATCTTTAGACGGTCAGTTACGCATTTTTAACATTACCGTAGATGAATTAAAAGAAAATTTAGGTAAAAAATTACTACCAGTTTTAGGCAATTTACTCGATAGAGTTATGGAAGTTTCTAAAGCCTTTAGCGGCGAAGACCCAGAAGGCTTAAGCGCAAGAGCTAGAGAACTTAAGGGTGAAGTAGGCGACACAGGCGCGGGTAGTTTAGGACGCAGCATTAAACTATTGGGCGATAGTTTTGTGACATTGTTTAAGGCTTTTACAGACGACGGCGACGAAGCTACAGACGGCATGCAAGAAGTAGCAGACGCCCTTGTAAGTATTGCTAACGGTATTAACGCGGTGGCAGGGGCTTACAAAAAAGCCAAAGCAATAGGCGGCGGCGTATTAGATTTTATAGAAATTGGTCAGGGCGGTTTGAAGTTTGCAGATACAGCTTTAGGTAAGCGCTTAGGCTATACCAATAGAGCTGCAGGCGGTTCAGTAATGCCAGGGCAGGCTTATCGCGTAGGCGAATTTGGTAGTGAAATCTTTGTACCTTCTGGCTCAGGCAGCATACGTCCAGACCGAAGCGGCGGCGGTAACACATTTATTTTTAACGGCGTTATTGACGGCGAAAGCGCCCGCCGAAGTATCGAACGTATAATGCAACAAAGCACGCGACGAACTGGGGCGGTTAATTTAGCAGGCTCGCAGCTGTGACCGTTTACCAACCTAACCCAACCGTAGAAATAGACGGCGGCGTATTTGTTCCCGCTAACACTATTTCAAGCATAAGAATAAGCACGGGCAGGCGCGACGTATTAGAGCAACCGCAGGCGGGCTTTGCTAACCTTAACTTTTGGACAGATGCAGACAGCCCGCTAGACATTGAACTAGCCGACAATTTACAAGTAAAGATAGATAAAGGCACAAGCGGGCAAGAGACTATTTTTACAGGCACAATAAGCGACATTTCAATAAGCCTAGATGCCTACGGCGACATTGGAAGTATTGCCCGTTACAGCGTCACAGCTACAGGCTCGCTAGCTTTACTTAACCGCCGCCTTGCTGGTACTTCTGGGTACGCTAAAGAATTTGACGGTACGCGGGTCTATAACATT